ACACATATTATTGGTGGTGGGTGACCCTGGGCAATTCACGCATGAGAGCGCAACCTTTTATGCAAAATGCTCTGAGCCAAAATCAGCAGGCAGTGTTTCAGGAATTCCTCAGCAGCGCGAAATTTAAATTGGTCGATTTGAGGCTTACCTGATGGACGTACCTTTCTACATTACCTGTAAGGCGGACTCCGCAGTGCTTGCCCTGCTCGGATCGCCAGAGCCGCGTATATACCCCTTCGGCACCAGCCCGCAAGACGGAACAAAACCGTACGCCGTCTACCAGTGGATCGGCGGGAATCCCTACAACATGCTCAATTGCCGGCCCGACGCAGACCAGATTAGCCTGCAGGTGGACGTGTACGCGCCGACCGCAGCCAAAAGCACAGAAATTGCGAAAGCAATCAGGTACGCGGTTGAGCTTCAGAGCTATATTACATTTTACGCCGGCGACATGAGGGACGAGCCGACCAAGCTGTACCGCACAAGTTTTCATTTGGATTGGCTAGTCAATCGCTAATTTGCGAAACCCCCATCGCATGGTATGCTTCCGCCGAACGTTCATTACTCCGACGAGGCTCCACCCATGACCATAAAATCGCAGGGTACCGATCTGTTTACGATCGACCCGGACACAGGCACCCTGCTGGACGTGGGTTGCATCACTTCGATCGACGGTATCGACACCGCAATCGACCAAATCGAAACGACCTGTCTTAACGACCTGTCACGCACCTACGAAGCTGGCTTGGCAACTCCGGGCGCGGCTACCTTCGGTCTGCAGTTTGACCCCTCCGACCCCGCTCACATCCGTCTGCACCAGCTGAAGACTGCTGGCATCACCCTGCAATGGGTGATCGGCTTCTCCGACGGCACCGTGAACCCTACCGTTGGCACCGATAGCTCGGGCGACGACGAATTCGTTCTGTCGCCTACCCGCAGCTGGTTGACCTTCGAGGGCTACATGAACAGCTACCCGTTCACCTTCGGCTTGAACACCATGGTCACCTCGACCGTCGGCATTCAAGTGTCCGGCGAGCCGGTTCTCATTCCTAAGTCGTCGAGCTAATCCATGGCCTTCAACCTTAAAGACCTCGTAGAAGCCGGCGCTTTTGTTAGCGCCGCTGAACCGTTCGTGAAGCGTGAAATCAAGTGGCATAACACCGAAGGCGTAGAGCAGGTAGCTGAAATCTATGTGCGCCTGGCGTCGTACCACACGATTACGAACACCTGGAAAGCCGCTGAGGGCAATCAGGAACACCTGGCCGCACGAATCGCGACCATGGTGTGCGACGAGAACGGCGGTCCGATCTTCACCACTGCTGACGTGCTCGGCACCGCTTCGCCGGATCGCGGCCCTATCTGCGACACGCTGTTCTTGGCTTTGATCACCGCGGTTAACGAAGCGCAATCAGCAAAGACGAGCCCCCGGAAGACCTCTGGTTCGAACTAGTTATGAACGGTGTAGGCGGTCGCACGATCGCCGAAGCCCAACAGAACATGTCACTGGTCGAAGCGCGGCAATGGGCTCGCTACATGCAGCGCCATGGGGGCCTGAACATCGCTGAACGCATCGAGCAGGCCGCCGCATTGATCTGTACTACCGGCGCGCAGCTGATGGGCAACAAGAAGGTAAAGGTCGCAGATTTCATCCCTAACCGGGAATCTGACGACGAACTGAAAATCGCCACACCGCAAGATTTCATGCGGGTGTTGCAAGCTTCTAGGAGGCCCTGACGAATGGCTGTGCAAAGTTTGGGCGCCTTAACTATTGACCTCGTTGCAAATACCGCAGGTTTCGAGCGCGGTATGAATCAGGCCGAACGCGCTTTGAAGTCCGCCACCAAGGAAGCCAAGTTCCAAGGCGACGCACTTGATAAGCTGATCGGTCAGATCGACCCTACGGTTGCTGCGTACTCCCGCCTCGATAAGATGGAGCAGCAGCTAGAAGCCCACCGCAAAGCAGGGCGTCTACCTACTGACGACTATGAGGTCTACCGCAAAAAGCTTGATGAGACCCGCAATTCCTTGGCGGCGACCGATAAAGCCCTGACCGCAAACACTCGGGGGTTCAATCAGCAGGGTATCTCGGCCAAGGCAATGGCCGCAAACCTTCGAAACGTTCCGGCCCAATTCACCGACATAGCCGTCTCGCTCCAATCGGGGCAGGCGCCCCTTACCGTCTTCCTGCAGCAAGGCGGCCAGCTCAAGGATATGTTCGGCGGTATCGGCCCCGCAGCGAAAGCCCTCGGCGGTTACGTTCTCGGCCTAATCAATCCCTTCACTGTCGCAGCCGGTGCTGCGGCTGTGCTCGCCCTGGCTTATAAACAGGGCAGTGACGAGACAACAGCTTTCAGCAGCGCCCTAGCGACGTCCGGTAACACCGCCGGCACCACTACTGCGCAGCTTTCGGACTTGGCGCAGCAGATCTCCCTAACAGGCGGCACTGTCGGCAAAGCCTCCGGCGTACTCGCCCAACTGGCCGCATCGACACTCATCCCGAAAGAAGCGTTCGAAGGCATCGCTGTAGCAGCTATCGCTTTTGAGAAGGCGACAGGACAAGCGGCAGAAGAGACGGTCAAGAACTTCGAGAAGATCGCCAAAGACCCGGCGGCGGAAATTCTCAAGCTTAACGAAACCATGAACTTCCTGACGGCCACGACTTACGAGCACATCAAAGCGCTCCAAGAGCAAGGCAACGTGCAGGAAGCGGCGGCGGTAGCTAATGCCGCCTACGAGGAAGCTCTGGGGCGCACTGCTACGGCTGTGCAGAAGAACCTAGGAACCTTAGAGACCGGATGGAACGCCGTTAAGAGCGCAGCTAAGGCCGCATGGGATGCCGCGCTTAACATCGGTCGGGAAGACACCCTCGATCAGCAGATCAAGAAGCTTGACGATCAGCTCAACGCAATCGCCAATGCTCGCGCGAACAATAATACTCGTGGGAACGGTGTAGCTCCGGCGGATGATTTCCGTGAACAAGCTCTCGAAGCGGACAAAACGCAGAAGCTCATCCTAAAGAATGAGCAGGATCGCCGCGCTGCCTCGAAAGGCTTTCAGCAGGAGCAGCAGGCAACCGCACTGCGCGACCAGGTCGAACTGGATAAGCTGCGTCGAGAGACTGAAAGCAACGCAGATAAACGGGCGCGGGAGCTTGGCCAATACCGTGAACTGGTCGAACGTCGGGTAACTGCGGCCGGTGCTTCCGGCGATAAATCTTTGCGCATTTCTGCGGAGCGGCAAGCGAAAGACATCGCCGCGATTAACGAAAAGTACAAAGATCCCGCCGTCAAAAAGACTCCCGCCGTTCGTGAAGACGCCGGCCAGAAAATGCTGGACACACTACGTCAGCAGAATGCGGCGCTTCAGCTTCAATCGGATTCGGTAGACGAGCAAACCGGCAAGTATAAAACGCTCGGGGCGCAAGCGCAGGAACTGGCTAAATTCCAGCAGCAGATCGCTGATATCAAGTCGAAAGACATTCAGACGGCCGACCAGAAATCGCTGCTCGCTAACGAGGCGCTTATCACGGCGCAGCTCAAGCGTAACGTGGCGCTGGAGCAAGAGGTCGCTGCGCGCAAAACTAGTTACGAAGAGGCGCAGAAGCTTCAGGCGTTCCAAGACACGCAAGATTCGAAACTGAGCAGCGCGCAAGATGCGCTGAACAGCCAGCTGACCGGGCTAGGGCAAGGCAACAAAACGCGGGACCGACTCAAGGAAGACATTTCGATCCGCAAGGAATATCAATCCGAGCTAAGCCGCCTAGAGGCCCAACACAACAAGGGCCAGATAAGCGACGACCTGTTCGCTCAAGAAAGCACCAAGCTTAAAGAGTCTCTCGCCGCCCGCGTCGTCATGCAGCAGGATTACTACAACCAGGTTGACGAAGCGCAGGGTTCGTTCTTCCTCGGTGCCTCTGAAGCATGGGCGAACTACGCGGATACGGCTCAAAATTATAGCCAACAAGCTGCGGACTTCGTTTCCGGAACCCTGGACGGCTTAACCAGCAGCACAGCGACATTCCTTGACAGCATCATTCGGGGTACCAGCAGCGTAGGGGATGCGTTCGCCCAGCTCGGACTAAGTATGCTGAATTCTATCGTCGGTGCTCTGGAGAAGATGGCCGCGCAATGGATCGTGTACCAAGCTGTGCAACTGCTCACCGGTAAAGCCGCTCAAGCCGGCGCGGCGGGCACCCTGATCGCGAATGCCCAGGCTACCGCCTTCCAGGCATCACTGGCGGCGTTCGCTTCGACTGCCGCAATTCCTATC